TGTGAATCAACCGATGCCGTGTAAAAACAAGTTCTTGAGCATTCATAGGAATAGCTTCAATTTCTGCACCACATTTAGGACAAGTAGCTGCAGGTACTTGATAAGAAATATTAATATCTTTACTATTTTCTTCTAAGTATTTAGCAATATGAGATTGAAGTTCTTTAAATTCATATGCAGATAACTTAGATAAGATTTTATAAATACCTTGGATACGATATTTATAAGTTTTAACGATATCATTAGGAGCTGTGTTGAATTGAATAGGAATCAATTCTTCATTATCTTCATCAATTTCATATACTGTAGAGATACAGTGGGAGATATTGATGATACCAGCATATTTTTCACGGAAGCCTTCATTCAATAGACGTTCTTCAAACATGGAGTTGTAAATTTTAGGAATTACAATACCGAATGCATAGTCACCATTAGCTACATAGATTTCTTCTTCAAATGTTGGAGGGAAAGAAGGATCTTTAGCAATGGTTTTATTGAAGGTTTCTTTATCAGCTTCTGTTTCAAATTTAACCATATCAATGATAGGTCGTTTTTCAGTATAGAAGTGTTTACATTTAGGGCAGCTAAATGGAATGATATTAGAAGTGCTGAAGTTAGCATTATATAATGCAAAGAATAAGTGATTCAAATCTTGATAATTTAATAACTTCAACCATGCTTCCATATCCATAGTACGACATTCAGGTGCTAGATGTTTATATAGAGTACTGAATACTGTACGAGCTTTACCAATATCATTTGCAGAATCAGTATATGGATTGATTTCATCCATTTCAATTGCAGATAATGGAGTCATAGAGATAGATACACCAGTAGCAAATAATCCCCATTCATAGTATTTCTTTTCAACTGGTTTAGAAAGTACTTTAGTAAATGCAACAGGACGCTTACGTACACGGAATTTACTAATATCAGGTTTACGTTCACCTACTTCGTCTAATTGTTGGCGAAGTACACGAGCAAACTCTTCCATATTACGTTGCTGTTGTTTTTCTTCTTTAATACGTTCAGCTTCTTCTTTATCTTCATCAAGACCAAGATCTTCTAATAGTTCATCATCATAGAATAATTCATCTTCATCAGATTCTGCAACTTCTACAGATGGAACTACTGCATCAGATACATCTACTGGTGTAGTATCAATAGCTGGAGTAGTAGTTGCTGCTGTAGTTATATTATTTACAGCATCTGCAGCATTTTCATATTGTTCGAATTCACGTTCAATATCATCTTCAGGAAGAAGATTATTAATACTAGTAGAAGCTTTGATTTCATCATCAGATAAAACGTGTTCTTCTTCATCACGACGAATTGCTTCACGATCCTTATCTGTCAATTCAGGATTAAGATCTAGAGATGGATCATATTTGGAAACTACTTGAGGATTTTCTTCACCCATAGCTTTAAGATCTTCATATTCACGACGCATATCATGGATTTCTTTCAATGCAGGTTTGAAACGACGTTCAATAGCACTAGAAATACCATTATCTAATTCATCTATCAATTCATCACGTGCTTCTTGAGTTGCGTCTGTTTTACCAGAAGGAACGATAGCACTAATATCAGCAGATTGTAGATTTGCTTCATCAAATGTAGGTACTACAGGAGTGGTTGGTTGAGTTTCTTCAACTGGTTTTTCTTCAGTAGCAGGAGTAGTTTCTTCTACTATTGGAGTTTCGGAAGCTTTTTCTTCTTCCATTTTTTCTTTCATGAGGTCTGCTAGTTTTACTTGTTCAGACATGGTTCCTCCTAAATTTCATCATTCATCAACATTTTTAAAGTTAATTTATCTCGATCATAGAAATATCTAAATTGATACTGGTCAACTGTCATATCTATAATCATTATATTTTCTCCATTTTTAGAGAAACCTATATTAACTTCGACTGCTACAGTATTATCAAGATAATCCTTTATTTGATCTTTGATAGCCTGACTGAGTTCAATAACTCTATCAGACTGCATATATCTATATTTACTAATTAAACCTAAGCCCATTTCTGGACTATGAGTTATTGTACCTGGCTCTAAAAGCATTAGTCGCATAATTAGAGTACCAAATGCATTAAAATTCTTATATGTAAGTGGAGTTTTATAACTGTCAGTAGATAAAGAATATTCCTTTAATAAAGTAGGGACTTCTTTAGTCTTTGCAGTTATGAAAGTAATATCATCTGCCACGATAATCTCTCCTTTCATATTAATATATTACTACTTAGTTCTAGGGTTTAAAATATACACAAATAGCTATTTTTAACATAGCATTAAATTGATATACACTCATAAGGAGGATACAATGGCAACTGAACGAAGAATAGCTTGTCCGTTATGTCGACGTAAAGACTTCAAAGACAAGTTAATCAGACACATAGAAAAAGATCATGAAGATATTATCGGTGAAATATCTGCCGAGCAATTCTTATATGATAAAACTCACCCAGGTTCTGGTAAATGTATCGTATGTGGTAATAAAACAGACTGGAATGAAAAGACTGGTAAATACCATAGAGTATGCTCTAATCCTAGATGTAAAGAAGAATTAAGAGCTAAGTTTAAAAAGAATATGATTAGAGTGCATGGTAAAGTGTCTCTATTAGATGATGCTGCTCATCAAGCTAAGATGTTAGCTCATCGTAGTATTAGTGGTACCTATGTATATAGTGATGGTACTAAGTTTACTTATACTGGATCTTATGAGCATAAAGCTATAGAGTTTATGGATAAAGTTCTTAACTGTAACTCTAAAGATATTATTATGCCTGGTCCAGTTATTGATTATACTGATCAATATGGTAATTCTAGACAATGGATTACGGATATTTACTACGTTCCTTATAATTTGATCATCGAAGTTAAGGACGGTGGGGATAATCCTAATAATCGTCAAATGGATGAATATCGTGCTAAGCAGGTTAGTAAAGAAGCTGAACTTATCAGACTTGGAGAATATAATTATTTACGTCTAACTGATAATAAATTTGTCCAACTTATGGAAGTATTGGCATTACTTAAAGATCAAGAGATTAATGAACCTAATACAACTAATAAGGTTATTAGAATCAATGAATCTGCAGTATATGATGACAAGTTCTTTACTCTAGACGATGTAGAAGAGTCTGAGGAAGATGATGATAATATACCTCAAGAATATGATATCATTAGACGTTTATCTGACTTAAAAGAATATGCTGCTAGAGAGCATATGGGTGTTGGAGCTGTAGGTGGTATTGTAGGAACTATAGATGGTAATATGTTAGTACAATATACACCACATAGACATTCATTCAGTGGAGAAAAAGATGGCTTTGGTGTAGTTGATGATAAGAAGTCAACTAAATTAAGAGTTAAATCTGATAATGAAGAAACTGAGATTGTAGATAAAGAGCCATTCTTACAAGATAAATTCTATAAGTCTTATAGACATAAACGAGATAGAGTTACTTGGGAGAATGCTATTAATCTATATGAAGAAATCACTGGTAAGGTAATGCTATCTAAAGATCAATTAGAATATGATGATGACTTTACAGAATCTGACTTAGATAGAGATAATAAGTTAACTCTAATGAATGCTATATATAGTATTGAATCTGAGTTATATGATACATCTATTCCATTATGTGATATTCTAGATGTAAATACAGCTAAGTCTAAGCTAAAAGAATTTCCTGAAGGAACCATGATTATGGAAGATAATAATGGATACTTTGCAGTAGACTTAGAATCTAAAATAAGAACCAAATCATATAAGACCATTCTAGAGATTGAGGCTCCGGCTTTTGTTAAGACTAAAGATATGCTAGAAGAAGATGATGATTCTAGTGATACCAATAATAAGAAGGTAAAAGAAGTTAATGATTCTGGTATGTATAAAGTACTTGATGATAAATATTCTTCTGAAGACCAATTAATGGATGATTGGAATGATTATAATAGCTTATCAGCTGAGATGAAACGTCATAGTGATGATAAGTCTATTGAAATCTATGGTAAATCTAATGTAGAACGATTTAAAGAACTTCGTTCTAAGTATCTTAACTCTGAAATTCCTTATGATGATTTAGCATTAAGTGAATCTGGATTACAATTATCCGATTTAGATAGAGCTAGAGATTATGGTATTGAATTACGTGGTAAGAAACGTGAGACTGAATATCTTAAATCTTGGTCATTAAACTCTGGTATCTTTATAGTATTACCTTGTGATACTGAAGAGGAATTGGAAAAACAATGGCATGATGTACAATCTATGGATATCTCCTTAATTCGTATATCTGATATGCGTCTTATGGAAGTATTTGGTTGTAATAATGAAACTATGTATAACTTCCTAAAGAGTGTATTCACTAGTAATGGATTTGATGATTACTATTACTTTCCTATAGTTGAATCAGCTATGAAAGATGTACAGCCTATTAGAAATCTACCTAATACGATACCATTTTACATCCCACATGAAATCGAAGTATTCAAACGTAATAGTACATTTGGTGATATGCCTAGCAAATGGAAAGATAAAGCTGATGAATGGTTAAGAGATTATAAAAAAATCTATGAAGGTAAATCATATGATAAGAAAACTATTCTAGATTGGATGTCTAATGTAAGATATTTAAGTCTAGAGTATGCTAGAACTCAATCAGATGAATTAAAGCAAGCTTTATTAGAATTTGGTTGGAATCCTTATATGGAATTTAATTCAGTTAATATGACTAAAGCATACAATAGAGCTAATACTATATACCATAGAAGTATGACTTCTAAGTTATTACAAGAAAAGAGTATTGGCTTTGAATTCGATGCTAGAGGAAATCTATTCGTTAAGAACTTCTTAAAGAATAAGAGTTATCAATCTATCTATATGGAATCTCATAGATTACTTATGGAATATGATAGAGCTAAAAATATTGAAGGAATGAAATATGAACTAGCTAAGATGTATTATCTAAATCTTAAGATTAGTGAAGATCTAATTAAACAAGATCGTACTAAGAAAGATAAAGAATTAGTTAAGATTAGAGCTAGAGTATTAAATGATTTCCATAAATATCTTAAGGTAGTACTTAAGAATGATAAACAATTTAACTTCTCTAATTACTATCAACGTAGTGAGTTCTGTGATGACTCCTTTGTTATTACAGCACCAACTCTTAAACATGCAGGTAAATATGCTAAAATAGCTATGAAAGTTTTATAATATAATGAGTCCTACTTACTAGCTAAGTAGGACTCTTATAATATCATTCATTCATATATTATAATCTTGATCGAAGGAGGTGAATATGAATTGGATATGTATAATGTCGGTCAAAAGCTTTGTAAGAAAGATAAGTTCGGACAAATAACAGAATTGTACCGAATAGTATCTCGTAAAGACAAAGACTTTTATAAAGTTACTCCTGTGATAGGAGATAAGTTACTTATTGATAAGTACAAAACAGATGAGTATATACCTTTAGAGATACATTGTAAGATGTTTTTCGAAGTATGTACTTTAAAGAATGGGGAGAAAGAATTATGTATTAGTATCTACTGCCCATATGAAGCAACGAATTATCCTTACTATACTAGTCGACTTAATATTGATAATCCTATGGATAATAAGAAGTTTGGCAAGTTTCTATGTAAAGATGAATTCGAAAATGACAGTTCAATGAGACAATATAAACGAGCATATGATCTAATGATGTATGATATTGCTCATAAAGATTATGCTTTTAGTGTAGATCTATATCTAAATGATCCATTGAAGAATATTGTATCATTTGTCAAATTAGACCCTAAGGTCTGTGATACTCTTATTTCCATTTGTGATAGTCGTGGATTAGAATATGATAATATAGATCAAGCTATTAAAATAGCTTTACAAAATATTCTATTCATGTACTGGTTCCATTATAACTTCAGAGTAATTAATGTATTATTTGAAGTTAAAGATGGTGCTCAATTACGACCTGGTGACTTATTTGCTCTGGAAGCTATAGTACAAGATCGTATAGTAGATTATACTATCGTTGAATATTATCATGATATCTTATTATATAAGGCTAAAGGTAATTTCTTCTTTATCCAAGATAGAAATGATCGTACCTTTATAGTTAAATATGTTGGTATGGATGATCTACCTGGATTACATGTCTTTTAAATTTAGATATATTGATATATTATAATGGTGAAGTTAGGTGATTAATATTTACTATGATCCTAACAGTAGAATAATTTCTTTTATTTAAAGGAGGACATAGCTATGTCAAATCAATTAGTAAATGGAATTCCAAAAGTCGACAGCGGATTCCAATCTTTAAGTGAAGTACTTCAACGTGCTTCTCGTGAAACTCGTCGAGATGAAAAAGGAAATGACACAGGGGATAAAAAGCGTATTGAGCTTAAAGTTACTCCTGAAGTTTTTGAAAGCGATTACAAAACAAAGACAATTAGTACAAGCGAATTATGTGAACTTCTCACTAATCGCCTTGGTAATGTATTTGCTGATTACGTAGGCTGCCGTGATATCGTATTCACAAATAGCCCACAAATCGGTATAGGATTAGTATTTGAATACAATGGCTCTGATAACGAACACGATACTCGTTTGAAAGCTGTTGAACGTTTCGGTTTCGATAATGTAGGTGAAAACGCATCTACAAAAGAACTTGAAATGGTAGCACGTTATAATGGTGCATCTGATATTCGTTCTTCCGTTAAAAACGGTACTGTTACGGAAACTGCAATGGGCTTCCGTCTTACTAATGATGCAATCGATATCTTAAAAGATACAGTTATTGACTTTGGTAAAGACAATGCAAACCATGATAACTTCCGTAACCAATGCGTATCTTATGCATTAGCATCTGATGGTATTCATAGCAACTTAGTTGTTTATGGTGCTACTATTGAATCTATCTTAGGTTTTATTTATGGTAACCAATATGACTATGTAGTAATCCCTGGTGCTCCAGTAAATACTAATAGTTATTCTGGTCGCTTATTGGAAATTAAACAATTGCATCCAGATACAACTAAGAAATTGCTTCGTAAATATGTAAGCCGTCAAGTTGTATCCGATGGATTATTCCGTCCACAAAAATAATTAAATTGTAATATGGCTGGGGATTAACTTCCCCAGTCTATTATTTTTTGGAGGATATAATGGAGTTTAAGTTTAACATTAATCCAGAAGGTATTGATGAAGTATTTGATGAACGTGGTAATACAGTTCTCAAGATTTCAGAAATGAGCTGGAATGATAGAGCTTATAAGCTCGAATTACGTAAGTGGGTCGTTCAATCTGATGGAACTATGCAACCTAATAAAGGTTTCTCTTTCCTAACGGATCAAGGTCCACATGATTTAACTCATGTCTTATTAGAAAAAGGATATGGGGATAATCAAAAAATTAAGGAAATCATGGAATCCCGTGGTGTCGAATTAGACATCCCTGTAACTGAGAAGGAAGAAAAACAAGATACTCAGGATTTCTATGATCCTGAAGATCTAGTATAGGTGATCAAATGTACAATCATAAACAGTTAGATATCGTATATGATATCAAAAGAAAAATGTTAATGCAATCTTATTGGGATAATGAATATATTAAAGTATTCCCAGGATTTTCCTTCTGTGAAGAAGGTAGATATGTTTGGCAACAAGGTAATCTTAGTGATGATGAGGTATTCTTATCTAATTTACGCACATACTATACAAGTGATAAGGATACTATCTTAGGATTCCTTACGGCTCAACAATATAAATTCTTAATGGATAACATTGACCTTTTCCATACTGTTTATCGTATTGGAGACAATTTGGTCGTAAGCTTGATCTAAACACAATATTCATATAATACTTACCCATAGGAGATCAACTCCTATGGGTATATCTTTTATTTAATAAGGAGACAAAATCATGAAAACATCTAAAATTCTAATGACAGCAATTATTTTAAGTTCTCTAAGTGCAACTGGATTTGCTGTAGACAATACAGCTGGTACTGGTAATGGTATTGCATATGGTACAGGATCTGTAGCTAACAATACTAAAGATATTGCTATTGGTAAATCTGCTAAAGTAGAAAACTATGTAGGACAAAATGCTAGTATTGCTATTGGTAATAATGCACATGTAGAAAACATGTCTGGTGGTGTAGAAGCATCATTATCTTTTAATCAAACACCTTATAGTGGTAATGATTTTTCTTCTGCACGTATTCCAGCAGATGTAAATAGAGCTGGCACTGGCATTGCTATTGGTAATAATACATATGCTCGCACTGGTAGTACTATGGTTGGTAATCATAACTATATTGGTAAAATTGGTGATGTGGATATGAATACTGATACTGATGGTACTCGTGCACAAAACTTAAATGCTTACAGTACAACTATTGGTACTAATAGCTTTAGTAATGGTGCTTTGACTACTAATACAGGCACATTCAATATCATGTCTAGCTCCTATATAGGAGGTAGATTCTCTACACCTTCACAAAACTTTGGTAGTACTATCACTGGTACTTTGAATAGTATTGAATCTAAGACAGCAGCTGGTGTAGGTAGTGGCTGGTTTGCTGATAGAACTTCTGTAGGTGTAGCTAATACTATCAGTGGTGTTGCTAACCGTACTGCTAACACAAATGGTTCTCTAGTATTTGGTGCTGGTAATGAAATTACTAACTCCATTACATCTTTAGGAAACGTTGCAAGAGCTACAACTAATGCAGCTGAATTTGCTGGTAAACTACGTGATGTTATTAAGACTAATAATGGTGGTGGTGCTACAATGGCAATTGGCGGCGGTAATAAAGCCGATTGGGTATTACGTACATCCATCATTGGTGTTAATAATACTGTAACTGGTACTAATGGTAGTGAAGCAACTGATAACTTCGTAGCAGGTGTTAGTAATACTGTAACTAATGGTACTAATGATATTGTAGTCGGTAACAACCGTAATATCAGTGGTAATCATTCTGTTATCTTAGGTAGTATTGATGCAACAACTGTAATGAATAATTCAGATGTAGTTGCAGTAGGTCATAATACTAATGTATTAGTTGATGGTGGTGTAGCTATTGGTTCTGATTCTGTAGCATCTACAGCTAAAGGTCAAATCGGATACAATGCATCTGGAAATACAACTTCCACTTGGAAGTCTACTGCATCTGCTGTATCTGTAGGTGATACTGCTAATAATATTACCCGTCAAATTACAGCTGTAGCTGCTGGTACACAAGATACTGATGCTGTTAACGTAGCACAATTAAGAAATGTATCCGAAGGATCCATTAACCAAGCTAAATCCTATACAGATTCTCAAGTATCTAAAGTAGGTGCAGCTTCTGCAGCATTAGCAGGTTTACATCCGTTAGATTTTGATCGTAACGATAAATGGAGTTTCTCTGTTGGTGTTGGTAACTATAAGAATTCTAGTGCAACTGCTATTGGTGCATTCTATCGTCCTAATGAAAATACAATGTTTAATATTGCTACTACATTAGGTGGTTCTAATAGTATGATTAGTGCTGGTGCAAACTTTAAGTTTGGTCAAGGTACTAAAAAATTATCTGCTTCTAAACAAGTAGAATTAGAAAAACAAGTTCAAGATCTTACTCAAAAATATAATGACTTGAATGAAAAATACAATGCATTGATGGCTAAACTAGAATCTAAATAATACAATAATCCCCATAGTAGTTAAACTCCTATGGGGTATTTATTTTTTTTGTAATAGTATATATATATAGCCATATATTATTTAATTGATTTCATAGTATTAGTTATTTTTATAAGGAGGTTATATTATGGAATTTCAACAAGTACAAGCGTTTGTAGACCATCGGTTATTTGAAGAGTATGAAGTTCGCCCTGCGGACTTTTATCATACTGAACGGCAGCGGTGGTTATTTTCGACTGGTCATGGGTTAGAGGTTTCCGTTGTTCGGGGGTCTACAACTTATGGGGGGTCACAGGGTTTATTTGAATTGGCAATGTTAGAGGATGGTCGGTGCTGTTATACTACACCAATAACTTCTGATGTACTAGGGTACCTCTCAGAAGCTGAAGTGTTAGATATACTAGAACGGGCATCCATGCTAATACAACGGGATGGTGAATGGGTTCCTGCAGCATCCGAAGAGGAGGCAGAGAATGATGCTCTTGTAACCCATCTTGTTGATGTGGCATTAACTGCGTTGCTTATAGACTTATTTGGAGATGAAGAGGAGGATGATGTTTAATGGATACTGGTGGTTTGGTGTTTGCCTTGCGGTGTATGCCTGGGGCACGGCGGTATTTACGGATGGTACTACCATACGTATTTCCACGGGTAGGTGTACATATGCGGGATGCAGAAGAGCGGGAGTCATCCCCTGCTTTTGCATTGTGCTTGATAGTACTACGGGTTGCTGAGGAGGTGTTTGGTGATTAAGTCGCAAGAAACTATGTTACTTGTAGGCTTATTGTAAAACTAAGATATAATAACTGTATATTATTAAGGTGAATCATAGATTAGTAAAGGAGGTGATTCATATGACTGACTGGGTATTTGAAGGATCAGTAGAAGTGATGCGGATAGTATTGGATGCCGAAGAAGCTCGGATAGAGCGGGAACGGCAAGAACAACAGTATCAAGATGAAGAATAATATTCTCATTATTTTATATTGAAAGGAGGTGAGAATATGTTATTCGAAGAAATGGAACTAGACTTATCTGTTGACTGCGGTCAACTATGGTCCGATGAGGACGTGTTTGGAGTACATTGGGATGAAGTTCATCCACATCAATAAAAGGAGGTATATGAAGAATAAGAGTGAACTAAATTATTAGACTCCATCTGGATCAACCAGATGGAGTCATTATTTTTTTTTATTTTTTATTTATACATTGCACGTACTTTTTGTTCATCTAAGTCAAAACCTAGAGCTTCAGAAAGCACTAACATAGTTAACATACATTCTGCTGTTTCTACAATCTTATCAGTATTGATAGTTTTAGATTCAGTCAAGAATTCTGTATGGTTTTCAGAGATTACACGTTTAGCTAAGTGTTTAACCATAGCTTCTAGAAGACTCTTCTTAGCACTCTTTACGCTATAGATTTTTCGTTTAGCACCTAAAATCATAGACTCCTTGATGTCCTCTGCTACATCAGCATTAGATGCTTTAATATTAGCAACTTTTTCTTTTACTTCATCTAGGATATCTTTGATTTGTTGTTTATCTTCAACGTTAGATGCAATAAAGTCTTCTACGTTATTAGCAACGTGAGATTGTACTAAAGCACCAACGTCTTCGATTTCTTCTTTTTGTTGAGCCATCTTATCAATAAAGGAATCTTGATATTCAGGATCTACAGTAACATCAGATACTTTAGTATCAGGGTTTTTAAGTTTATCTTCATTAGCTTTAACTACATCATCTGTAGCTTCTTTGATTGCTTTAGCAATATCAGCTAAGAATAAAGACTTAGTATTGAAAGTACGAATGATAGATTCTACACCATTCTCTTTAATGAATCCACGGATTACCGTATCACGAATAATCTTAGTAGATTCTTTTTGAAGATCTGGAATAGTACATTCGTCATAAATATATTTGATTGCTTCTGTTAAGAAGTGTTCTTTAATAGCCGCTTTAGCTTCCATACGGATATTTAAAGAACGTTTAGAACGAGCTAAATGACTTTCAGTCATTACGTTATTAATTTCAGGAATGATAGTCTTAGACTCGTTTAATTGTTTTTCAAGAGTGTCTTTCTCTGCTTGTTTTACCATCTTTAGAGTATTAGACTCTCTAACCTGTTTTCTAGAAAAATGCATTTTTCTATGCTCCCTTCATTAGAATAATGAGGATGCAGCGGAGTCTGGAAGACTTTCAGTTACATCATCAACTTTATATTTTTCTTTTTCATCTTGACGTACATTGTCATCAGTTTTATTAGAAGCTTCTTTAGCATCAACTGCGAGGAAGTCTGAGATCTTACGGAAACGATCTACATATTTACGTTGCTCGTTTGCTGTTTTAGGGTCACCAGCTGTCTCAAGTCGTGCAGCATTCAAAGACAGCATTGAAACTTGAGTATCAAAGTACTCAGCTACACT